TTATTATTAATAGTTAAATCAACATCAGCAGAGGATAATGTCCCACCAAATTGATAGTTTATTTGGCTTAGGATTATGTCGCCATTAATATTTAACACATCATATTGAAGTCGAGTCGTTCCAATTCGCCTGCCGTCATTAGTACCCGAAACGCCTGCGAATGAAGCCGAATCATTAGCTCCCTTATTAATTATAAGTTTAGCACGCTGTCCATTCTCAAGCCCTACAAACGAATAAGTAGCATTGCCTGTTATAGTTGAAACTAAAGTGTCATTTGTTGTAAAATCAGCTACCAATGCGCCCGATGTTCCTGCAATAGTTGCAACTACATCTTTTTTAAATACATAGCCAGATTGTTCTAATGCTGCTTTTAATTCAGCAAGGTCAACCGTTGCTGATAGTGCGCTTATCGCGGCTTGCTGTTCTGTTCGGTTATTGCTCATAATTATGCTATGTTAAAATCGTTTGTGAAATCTAATGGGTTAAACTCATGTATGTTTGCATCGCTTGTTTTTAAATCAATGTATTCGCACTCGCTTAGTAAATCCAATGCTACTAATGGCACAAAGATTTTCCCGAAAGTGCCAGCGTCAATTATACCTAATTGGTTATTTCCTGAAATAATATTTTTATTGATATTTAATTGATCGAAGTAAAAATTGATATTATTGGCAAAAATTGGCGATGTGTCGGAATGAGTAAACACCGCACCGTTTGGATAACCTTTATAATATTCAGGCTCACTAAATGAGTTCCCAAATGTTTCAAGTGTTGTTTGCTCTTTTGCAGGTATAATTATAATAGGATTGGTAATGCGAGTATAAGCGGTTGTACCCTCTCTATAAACCTCCCTATATTTAATGTCAAACTTTTTTCTTTGTATAGTTATTTCGTTTATTGAAGCATATGAAGGGATTAACGTTCGGTTCAAATCATTCACAATTGATAAATCAATAACTACATTACCCTCATTGCTGCCATTATCGCGCAAGGTAAAAGGCAATACCTTTGCCAATTCATTCAATGGGTTAATTAATTCTAATTCTAAATACCAATTTTGTTTATAATTGATGTACCCCCCTGTTGAACCAGCTCCCAGCCATTGCGTATTGATACGAATATAAATAGGTTCGACCTCCATAACCTCTGCAAATACATCGTAATCCTCAGAATTTAGGTAAAGGAAATCACCTATGTTTAATTCTGTGGTTATATCCGTGGTTATATTAATTACTACCGTGTTATCAATGCCTTGCGATGTTCCTGTTATGGCTAAATCATTACGAAAAAAAGCAATGTTCACAGGCGAATAGCCTGCAAAAACATTCTGCCCTGCAATCGTTACTGGATAACTTGCTATCGTTACTGCCATTAGATACGAATAAATCGAAGTGAAGCACCGCCTTTAGGTAAATCAGTTGACTGCCATAAAGGATATATAGCCGCTTTCTCATTCAAGTAAGCAATTGCATTCTCTTTGTATATGTTCATGCTATCTGAATACTTGTCAATCGTTAAGCTCTTACCTTTTGGATGTTGATAGTTAGGTTGCTGACCAAAATTGACCGTTCCAACATTACTTTGAAAATCGTCACCCTCGATGGCGTTGATAAATAACCATGCATAACACAAATATTGTTTTAATCCATAAAACTTTTTGCCATTATAAACCTCACCATTTAGCAATGTTTGATGCTTTGCTTCGGCTATGTTAGTAATGAAATCATTATGTAATTCATCGCCTAACCATAACCTTAGATTTTCATCTTGCGCCACCATTGCAAATGCATCGAACCTAATGGGGTCGAATGAGGTACTTATTTTCCTAATTTTAGAAACGTCTGATATGTTAAAAACTGCTGCCATTTGCCACCTCCCTTTTTTGAATATACTCTTTAGGAATAATTACAAGCTCTTCACCTTTTGACCAAATAGTATATTTCCAAAAGCGGTTAAAAATCTTTTGCAAACTATCCCTTTCGTCTTGTGTCTTACTATTGTAGTAATCAAAACTATCAATAAATTGTTCTTGATTAAAGATGCCACCAAAACTTTTACCATTTAAGATCGGAGGTTGCTGATACATTTCATAAATATTGCTTTTCGCCTGCTCATTTTGAGTTTTAAAAAAGCTATCGATATTTTGTCGGGTTGTGGCTTCAAAGAATTTGCCTTTAAAATGTTCTTCATTCGTTACGGGGATCATCATCCATGCATTTGCATTTGGAGCACCTTTGAAATTTACTGTTAAGTTTTCAGTTGTATCGCTTTCGTCTTTGTCATTAAACAAAGCTCGTGGCAATTTGATTAACCCACCTATTGCATAATCATTTTGTATTGACCTTAATTGGTGTATACTACTTTCATCTTCAAATTGTGCAAAGTTAGCAGCCGCATCGAATCGGCAAACAGGGTAAATGTCATGCAAGCTAGGAATCCAATATAATAATTGACCTGTGTAATTTTCAATGCCTACTTCATTTATCTCAGCAATTACATTGTCAGGATTAAATGGCTTATATTCCGCAACATCCCTATTATTTCTATAAGCAACCTGTGACCAATCGGGCGAATAAAAGAAACTCTTCATATCACGAGCCCACCTTACTCCATCGAAAGGTACTACATTAACCTCAACAATTTGTCCAAGTCTATTGTAATTAAAATGCAATGCAACACCATTAAACATGCTTTGTTGCTTCGATGCGGATTTTTCCACCTCCAGCATGGTAGCCTGTTCACGGTTAACAATTGTTTTATTTATCGCTTCGCCAAACCCTTGACCTCCTAAAAAATCGGAATGCGTCCATATAGCCGTCATTGTAGTTACAGACCTTTCAGCAATTGAGCGGATTTTATTAGGATATAAATTGTCAGCATCGTACGGAATAAACCAATTATAGTTGTATTCCATTCTCGGCACTGATAGTCGCTTAACATAAACGCTGTGCTGTACTGTATTGATTGTTTGGGTTTTCTTTACTATTTCGGTTTGTTCTGCCATGCTAAAATATTTTTATCAAAGTTACAATTTATTTTAACAAAAAAAAAGCCCCTATAAAATAGAGGCTTTAATTATTATGAGAATAAGTTTTTCTGCCCTTCGGCACTAAACAACCCTATCACTTCATCAGGCGTTGGTAACCCTTTTACAAGTCGAACCGTCCGCATACTTACTACATATGTTTCGGTCTTCATTGCTTTTTTACCCGGGTTATTGAAAGCAATCTTTTCAGCTGCTTCCAATTCCTTTTCCTCTGCATCGGTTAGTTTTTCATTTTTACGCTTCAACTTATCAAGCGTTAAAAAAACTACCTTTTCGTAAGCCTCAAGATTAAAATCTTCAGATACTTCCTTTTCTACCTTTTCAGTTTTTTTTGCCATACTAAACAGCAGCTACTAATAATGTAGATAAATCAACAGTTGATGCAACTAATTGTGGAACGGCTAACTCAGGAGCTTCTTTGTCATCAGTTTGAGCAACGAATCTCACGGTATTACCCATGTTCGCATCGCTGTCTGAAATCTCCATTTCAATTAATCGTAATCCTACATTTGCACCATATACTTTAGAACGCCCCTCCAAAAGTTGCACAATAATTACAACCTTATTGAATCGCATTCCAGAAATCTGCTTAATGTCAAGTTGCTCAATAGTAGCAAGCCTAACGTTTACAGAATTCAATAGTAGCAAGCCTAACGTTTACAGAATGATCGAACCCATCAAGACCATCAACCCTACGAATAGGGCTTGTAGCTATGATGTTTGAGCTTTTCGGTACTGAGAACTGATACCCTTTTTTGCCAGTCGTTAAGACAATGGCGGTTATCTCTTCAGTAGTGCCACTTTCGGTTATATTACCCGCTGCCATGGCGGCTAAGTAATCATCATGATTAATGACAATTACATTCGCCTTAACGCCCGGCTGCGTGATAGTTGCACAATCGAAAGCAACAGCTTTATTTATTATACAAGGCATAACTATTTCTTTTGGAAATAAATAACATTCTTAACCACAGCAGCGTCACCAGCGGCGGCGGTTGCTGTTAACTTATATTTCAAATACAAAGGCGGTGTAGTACTGATTATATAATTAGCCTCAGAACCAGTATTACAGTCTGCCAAAGTTGAAACTAAAATATAATTAGTTCCGTCAAATGTACCCCAAAGTTTCACATTATTAAGTGAATCAGTTACATTCTTAATTGTGAATTGAAACCCCACAACGCCTGAATACAATTGAGCACCGACAAAGGTGTTATCATACCCGGGTGCAAAGATTGTGGTTTCAGCAATTACAGTATCCTGACGGATTGAAACCATTCTTTCTTGAGCTTGTATGTTAAACGCTACGAATAACAATACAAAGATTAGTATATTTTTCATAAATTAAGCAGGTTTATAAAGTAACAATTCACTTGCCTCACGGTAGTTTGCATCGGCTTTCACGTCAACACGTATAAAGTAATACTTAGAACCGTTTGCTTCTTTCTCAATGCGTGGCACTTCAGATTTTTCATCTTGTAGAACACCCATGAAAAGGTTTGAAGTAGCACGGTTAGTAGTGCAAATACCAGCCAAGATATAATCTTTAGGCATAGACACCAAAGGAATAATTTGAGTATTCAAGAAACGATCTAACTCAGTTAAACCTAGAACACCATCAAAAGCCTTTTTAAGTTCGATATTAGCAATTTGCAATAACCTGTAATCAGTCATGTTCATCAAGATTTTGTAATCAGGATTACCAATGAACTTGTCAGGAATAGCGTTGTACGTAGCTTGAACAATTGCCACAACGTTGGCACTTGTAATAACACCTGCTGCCAATACTTTTGGTACGTTTGCGTCAGCAATAGCACGGGTGATGATACCGTTAAATTTATTCATTGCGTTACCTGCACCAAGTGTTTTGTCGCCTTGGAAAAACAATTTAGAAATCTGTCTACCCATTGAATTTTTATGTAAATCCAAAATGGCTGTTAACACTTTTGGGTTTTCCATTGCATTGGTGAAGTCACCATTAGGCTGGAACTGCTCCCAAACATCGTCAAAATCTTCTGGTAAAAATTTCTCAAACAATACCATAGGCTCAACTTCCAATAACCTTTCGGCATAAGTTGTGGTTGCTGTGTCGGCTGCTGGAGCTCCTGCTGTATAATCACCAAAAGGGTTGTCAGTTGTCGACATCTTTGGTAATGCTTTTTTATTTCTAATGCCAGTCTCAACGACTGCCAGCGCTTTGTCAGCGACTTCATTTTCGGTATCGAATACCGAATAGATTACGTCAAGTACATTACCTGCATAACCTGTATTACCTACTGTTACTGCCATGATTACACGATGTTTATTTTGTTAATACGAGCCTCAATAGCTTCAGCCTGTTTTTGGGCGTTAGCTTTTTGGCGTGCGAATGAAGCTTTGCGTGCTTCTTTTTGTGGATCATCAGAAACAACTTGATTGTTTACTGTGGTTTTTGCTGGTTTGTGAGTTGAACTCTGTCCGCTCATTTTTTCCACCATTGCCATAACTTTCTCCACCATGTTAAAAATAGGCTCAAGTTTTTCTTCAACCTTAGCCTCAACTTCTGCCATATCAAAAGGAAGTTCTTCTTCTTCTTTTGGGTCAGGCATTACTTCAGGTATTGGCTCAAGATTGACCACCTTACTATTTTCAACTTTTACGTTTTTGCCAGCAACGGCAAACGTACCATTAATGGCATCCATTGAGCCGATTGCTCGTAACTCAGTGCCAACCGCTAAATCACCTTCGTGAATAGCTTGAACCTCACCCAACGCAATGTTGAACAATGGTTTCTCTTTTTTAAATAGACTCATATAATCTGATTTTTGTTTGAAAGCAGCTATTGAAAAGGATTCTAATTTATTGCCCATAACACCATATTGAATCATGGTGTCGGCATCAAGCGTGACTTCGCCTGCCATTAATCCTTTTGCATCTTCAATTGTTAGGTTAGGAATTTTGCGAGTGTAGTAAGTAGCCAAGCGATCTTCCATTACCTTTAGCATCTCGCTGGCTTTGTCGGCTTTATCGCTTGTAACATCGCACAACTCCATGAATCGTGGATTGTGAATGAACATGGTCGAACTTTCAACTATTGAACGTTTGCTAAGTTCAGGTGCTAATGCGATTACTGTTGCAATACTATCGGCATTGCTAAGAATATTTGTTGTGATTGTTTTTTCGCCTGAAGCGTTAACCGCTTCAATGTAGTTTGCTATTGCAAAACCAGCATCAACATTTCCACCAACAGAGGCTATGTAAACATCAATCTGTTTATCGGTTGTTGCCTCAACTTGAAAACGGAAGTCCTCAAAGGCTGTGTCGTAAATTATGCTATCTAGGAAAATATTCATACCCCAAAAGTAAAGGGTATTTAGTTATGTTTTCCGTAAAGAAAGAAATTAACGAGTATAATAAATTGAATGTTCGGACAATGATTTGCAAGTAACTTTTTTCTTACTCAATTTATTAAATTCTTTTAAGAATTCATTATTAACAACCATTAGTTTATCATTAGCAACGCGGATAACAAAATATCTTTTTCCTGTTTCTAAAAATAGGCGGTTAGCCTCTCTAATCTTGGACTTAATATAAAGCCTTGTTCTTAATTTTTTAAACATCTTTTCTAAAACTTGTTAGTATTACGTTAAGACTACGCTTGTCGTTATTGGTAGTTCGTTGTTCAACATCTTGTTTATCAATAAGCCCCAAATCACGAGCGATAATATTGGCATTAAAAATTCCAACGGTTGCTCCCTCGAACTTATTTGAGGTCATTTCCTTATTAATTTTCTTTATGACCCCCTTAAATTCATTGTATCTGCCGTCTGTATTAGTTCTATAATCCTCCAAATCTTGGATTATTCCTTTCTCATAGCACCATACATCAAATCGGTTCCATGTAAGCGGTCTTTGTAATGGAATTTCAACAATTTCACCAAGTTTTGCGCTAAATTCAGATTTCATAATAGGATTAGCAAACAGCCATGTTTTGAACTCTTCAAATAGCTCATAAAATTGCTCAGGTGTTTCTATTGCTTTATATCTAGCCATGGTACAAAGTTAAACAATTTTTTTAAAGTCTGCTAATGAACGCACAATAAAGTATTGAAAGCCTAGCGATTCAACCCGCGCTTGAAATTCAATTTGTGCTGGGGATTGTTTGCCTATATCATTTTTCACTTCGATAAAAAGCATTTTAAGGGGCGTTAAAACGATTAAGTCACTAACACCTGATAGAACACCCATTCTTTTTAAGTTAATCGCTTCTAGCACGTTTCTACTACCACCATTTGCAACGTGGAATATAACACAACGTGGGTTATGGTGTTTAAGGCAGTAGTTATTGGTGAAAAAATTCACTATTTGCTGTTGGATTAGATTTTCTTGTTTCATTTTGCTAACAATGTATTTAATGCTTTTTGATATGCTAAATGTGCATCGTATTCGTTATTAAATGAGCCTAAATATTTTTGCCTACCAATTATTGATATTGTAGCACTCCATTTATTTAATTGCTTATTCCAAAACACACCCACGTATTGAGAGCTGCTTTTAATATGTTTTTGATTAGAGTTTTCACGATGCGTTACAATCTCTAAATTATCAACATGGTTATTTTGTTTATTAAAATCTTTATGATTAACTACATAAGCATGACTACATGGAGTATGGTCTAAAAAAGCTATTGCAACTAATTGGTGAACGCTTTTTGTTTTATATTTATTATTATCTAGTTTCAACGATATAATGTAATAACCACTACTTGAGGACGGATTTAATATACGTTCTTTTCCACACAGCAGCGACTTAACTCTACCAAAGTTGCTTACTTGATAATCACCTTCATAATTAGGGATATCTCTCCAAATTTCTGTTTGGTTTTCCATAATAAAAATACCCGCTACATTACAAAGGCTAATCCGATTGACCTGTTTCGGTCTTTTGGCAGTGTAAGTAGCGGGATTTTTTAATGTTTTCATATAATCGAATTAGCATTACAAATATAGTTATTTTTTATTTAATATGCAAAAAATATACTGTAACTTTTAGGTTACATTTTCAACCTGCTCACTATCAACCACTTGCGAAAACACATAAAACATTAACTGTTTGATTATTAACACTTTATAATTTTGTAACCTTTTTACTCAGAACAGCGTTTCAACTCCCCACTAATCTGATAACAAATATATGTAAAATGGCATATAATGTAAATTCTTTTTTTTTTATAAGTCTTCTCTAAAAAAATAAATTACAAAATTACAAAAAACCTATATCCCACTGTTTTCTAAGGCTGAGGGATGTAATTTTTTTGTAAAAAACACATTACAAAAAAAATTACAAATTACAACTTTATTGGGCTGCGGGGTTTGTGTTTTCATATACATATACGCGTTAATTTTGAGTACTTTTTACTTATCGAACACGTTAGGGGTTAAAATTCAGCATCGGGAACATGATTTTCATCTTTAATAAATAGAACATATCCGGTTTTAATTCCATTTTCAAAACGATGTGAACCCTGTTCCATTTTATTTTTAACGCAAATATCTTTCACATCCCTCTTTGTCGCCTTTGTAAACGTTTCTCTATTCAATGTTTCAAGTATTTCGCCTTGATTGACCACGATTCTTTTTGTAAATGGATAATCGTATTCAGTTCCATAAAATTTAAAAAACAGGTCTTCAATAGGCATAGCGTCAATATATGTTCTCGTATTTGATTCAAGATAGGCAACATCTTCATTTTTATATATTTCCCATCCCACCTCTTTACTATTATAAAGGTCAAATGCTTGCCTCCAAACTTTATCTTTATCAATAGCCACCATTTTATCGTAATCCATCCGCTCAACTGTAATTGGTAATATTCGGCGGTTTCCTGTGGCATCCTTTAGTATATTGTTTTCGTTTGAAGTTCCGCAAAATGAAGCCCTCCTTTTAAATTTGCAATATGTTTTACCAAATGGTAGCCGCAAATCAATCCAGTTCGTGTCAGATATTTTTTTGAAATCCTTAATATCTTTAACCGCTTGCCCTCCAAACTCGTCATCAGAAATAAGCAAGGATTTTGCGATCATTCTAAGGCTATCTTTGTTATTAGCATCGATTTTTGTTTCAACAAGGTGTTCTTTAAGGTCGGGAGGTAATAGGTTACGAATGAATGAAGTTTTACCAGTGCCTTGTTTTTGACCGCATAGCACTAATGTAAGTGGGCATGCTTTTGGGTCGTTTATGTGCGATGTCCAATTATGAACGCAACCAACTAAGAAGCGGCGAAACATCCAAGCATTAGCGGCATTATATGGGTGTATGCAATTAATTAAGTCATCAATTTCATTATCGTATTCAACTTTATTTTTGTTAAAATAATCCTTTATAGGTTCGATTTTCGGAGTTGAATCGGAGTTAATGATGGCGCAAATATCGGAAACTGTTACTTTGAAAGGAAAGTATTTGCTTGCAGCCAAATACATAGTGTTTATTTTGGTATCGTTTAAAATATCCGTTCCATTTAAAGTGCAATCCAGTGTTAACGTATTCAAAACAGGTTTATAATTCATCATTATAAATTTCTCAAGTTGAGCAATTTCGCTGCTATCGTCTTGTATTTCGCCTGAAAAATCCGTTTTTGAATTCAGTAAAAAATCAATTAATGCTTCATCACCTTCAATTTTTAGCACGTCATTTAAGTAACGGATCACTGCTTTTTTATCATTGCCGCCTTGAGATTTATGTAGCTTAACGGCTGTAATCGTTGCCTTTGTTTTATCGGTGTATATTTCTATATTTTCCTGTTTGCAATAGAAATAAAAAGTTGCTATTGTTACCCGTCCGTCTTTGGAAAAATTACGATAATGCTTTTCAATTTCCTTACTGTTATACTTTGCACCAAAGGAGCAAATGAAATCAAAGTAAGATAATCCAGCAGTGCCAAATTTATCGAATATTGCGAAGCCTATTTTCATGTAACGGTCATATTCATCATTGCACAGGTCAATATGCCGTTCCTTTATTTGGCTTAAAATATGGTCAAAATCTGACTGTGTAAAAACAATTTTAGGCTCTTTAATTTCTTTTTGTTTTCCTTTTACCGTGAATTTAACAGCATGTTCATTTAGGTAAAGGTCTGGGTCGAATGAAATATATCGCAATCGGTTAGGGTTCGAACAATTAGGATCGATTTTGATATTGAATATTTTGTTATAATATTCAGCCAATCCGTCAAACGATTGTTTGAATTTTTCGGGGTCAATTTTAACGAATATACAAACACCATCTCCACCAAATGAGCGATGCACCATAAGCGAATGCTTATCATTTCTAAGCGCTGTTAATTGGCTTTCATTTATAGTCTGGTCAATATCAATAATAATTAAGCCGTTCATTTCGGCTATGTTTGCGGCTGTTTTTTCTCCTGCATTCATAACTGCGCTACCTGTTATGCATTGGCTTTTGGCTTTAATTGCCTTGTATGCTATTTCATCTCCTTTTGCCTTAATGGCACGAGCTTGTAATACAATATCTTGATTAAGCCCTGTTTTAACAATCGTCACATATTGAGTTAAGTCAATATCCGTTTTGGATACCGACTTAACATTTGGATACTTTGAGAATTTAATCATAAGTCCATTAATTGCATACCGATAAACTCAAGGGCGGGCTTGCCCGCATTGTCAACACCTAATCCAACTTCTAAAATGTAATTTCGCTGCAATTGTGCCGCAATTTGTAACGATTGAAACTCATTCAAATTAGGATAGTTTTCTTTTACAAATTCATAAAAATCGTTAAATGTTTTTCTTTTCATAATATTTAATTTTTAGTAAAAAAAAAGCACTTACCCTCGGGAGTGCAGTCCTTTGGGCAAATGCTTTTCAAATGTCTTTTAGATTCCTGCACGAATACTTTACAAATATAAACTATTTTTTGTAATATCGAAGTATTGTTTTAGTTAATATTTCAAATTGATATTGATAGGTTCGATTTGAGCTTGATGGCAAATCGGAATAAATAAGCTTGCGATAAACAGGCGCATAGTATTTCTGCATTTTGCGCTTAAATTCACCCGATTTGATGGCTTTAATAGCAGAATCAAAAGAAACATCGTTATCAATAAACATGCTTAATATTTGGTTATTCAACACTTTTAACGCAAAGAATACGTCCTCTTTATTCGCCTTGGTATAATTATAAATAGGTAAAAACGATGGATAAACAACCTTTACTATTTTTGTTTCTGTTACTACTACTTTTTTCGGTTTAACAACAAACACATGCCCGCAATAAGGGCAAATAGTTTCATGCCTTGCTACGATAGCACCACATTCTTTGCAGTCCTTAACATCTTCAAGGGCTTCGCGTTTTTTCTTAATAGGTTTTAACCCATGAAAAAATATTTTTCGCCAATCACGTGGAGCTGACCACATTCCAAACTTCGCCGCATTACCGCCGCCGTCCACAAACATAAATCTATCTTTGAAAATTTGGTCGGTAGTTCGAGCACCACG